TCTTGTACATCTTGTGATAGTGTTCACCCTCTTCAAGTAACTGTCTCAGAAGGTGGATGGAATCAATGTTCATCTTGCGATCGACTACTGTGTACTCATTCACAATATGATTCACATTGTCCACCCACGTGTCCACTTCCCTCTGTCCAGATTTAAACAGAGAAAATTTCTTATCGGATCCACAGATGCGAGAAATGTAATTAACAAAATTCTCACAAATTTCCAGTGAAAACCTGACAAAATCAGCTACCTTGTTGGCCTTATATGCTCCCTCGCTAGCTGTCTTAATGGCAGTGAGGAGGTTAAAGTCCATGTGCTCTCCTTTGGTGAACATATCTACCACCTTCCCTGCTCCTTTCAATCCAATTGTGGCAGCAGTGACTGCAGCTATAGTATTCTTGACCGCATCCAAGTTGATGGCAACCCCAGACTGGGACTCAACCACCTCCTCACCTTGGGACTCCTGCCCACTAGTGTCAATTCTGGAAAAAAGGTCCTGAATGACATCCTTGACCTTACCAAAAATTGAAGGAGACAATGCTACCATAATAGTCAGCAAAATGTTAGCCAAATTAAGTGATCCTTTGATCCCCAAAAACACTATACCAGTGAAAATGGGGACGAACCAGATCAACCTATTCATGGTCGACATCATGGCACCTATTGTTTCAGGAATGGAATTCCCAATGTTCTCAAAGGTGCTCACGGCTGTACCAAAATGGCCATTAAAACAGTCCAAAACTTGAGTCTTAAATGTGTTGAGAAATTCAAGAGTGTTTGACCCCAACTTGTGGTTTATGGGGATACCAAACCCTTGGCTCTCAACTAATCCATCAAATATGTGTGCGACTTTACTAGCACGCATCTTCCTAAATTCCTTATCGGCTGCCTTTGATTGCTGCTTCTCCAGCAGCTCCCTCTGGCGAGCCAAATTTATGGCTTGTGCCCTACTCTTGGCCCATACATCAGTCAGCCATTTCCTTTCTAAATACTCCTTTCTAGTCATGCGCTCCTCACGAACGCCATCTTGCATCGAAGAACTGCTCTTTGAAGACTTGACATAGTCAGACTTCAAGTGGTGTGTGTGTGTTGGTGCCATGCTCATATCATATAGACCACGAGCAAAACCACCAGACACACACACACCACTTTGTATTTAACAAAGTGGTGTGGTGTCTGGTGCGACACAAAGGTGTTACCACCCCACAATAAATTGTGGTCCTATATGCCTGCTCCGGTTTTATCCACTTACGTGTTAGACCATCACGGCGAGACACAGGCATTGAGTCGGCTGTTTTGCGGCCCTCCCTTACGGAGTGGGGCCAAGAGTTTGGTTTGTTGTTTAGCAATTTGATAACTAGGTGCTCTCTAGCTGGCTTGAATGCAGGATCTTCCCCCGCAGGATTGCCCGTTCGCCACCGGGTTCCTATTGTTACCTAACCAGGCTTTATGTTTGTTTGTTTGGTTGAAGCTGTGTGATTTTAGTGCGAATATGACCATAAGTGCACTGCTTTAATTCAGTTGACCGTTAAGTGGTATCTATGCAGATGATTGGTTAGTAAATCTACACAGACCTGCTTCCGCTATCAAAAGAACCTATACACAATAATATGCAAATATAGTTT